GAGCATCGCCCTCGATCGTGACCAGATCAGCCGCATCCGGCAGTCCCGAAGCCTCGACACTCAGCAGTTCGAGAAGGACCTCGACGAACTCAAAGAAACCCTGCGACAGCGTGATGGCAAGATTCGATTTCTCCTCCGTTCCCGCAATGAAGATCGCCAGACGTATTTCCACGAACGCGAACAATCGAACCACGAACTGATCCGCGTACAACAGGCGTTTCGCAGTCTGTATGCCGGGATCGTGGTGAGCAGCGTTAAGGCCCTCGAAGATCAGCCTGTGCTGACCCATGAGGCTCATGGCCTGCTGGCCGAGTTTGGCGTGAACGTCCGAGTCGAGGTCGTGGATACTGAGGAAGTCGTGGCCGACGAAGTGACCGAGACGAACGAAACTGCCTCCGTATAAACAGGAGGTGGGTGATGGCTGACGAAACTGCAAAACCCCCAAAGAGCGGGCACCGTTTCGGGAACTGGAAGGTCCCCCCGGGTGCCCGCATTGTTGATAGTGGCGTAGTTCTGGGCGATGAGCCAGAATACATGAGTGAGGATTCCCACCATGACACCGCGAAGCCCAGCGTTCTTCCCTACCGTCGTTCTGCTAAGCCTACTCGTCGCCTGCTCATATAACCCGAAGGTGGACCTTGGTCCTCCGGGTGGCACGCATCACACAATCCTCGCTGGTTCTGCTGATATAGCAGACTGGAGTATCGAATGGTCCGCCGAAGTCCGCCTCAAGTACCCCAACGCCGTAATCATCTTCTCACATGGAGAGGAAGTGAACGGCGTGTGGATGACCGTACCGACAATTGGGAACCCGATCTCGGTCGCGTTGATGGTACAGCAGGTACGGGACATCCATCCGATGCGTCGGATTGTCCTCCTGATCTGCAACCCGGGGCGTGCGAAGTTAAGTGCCCCCGGCGTCACCTACGCCCCCGATTCCGTGTGGGTGATACCCGACTCAAGGGTACCGGCGTTTCCCCGCTTTCTGAGGCAGATGAACTCACCGGATTTTGTTGGGAGTCTGGACCGGTTCATCGAGAATCCCAACTGATCTGGGAGGTCCAACTGGTGACCCCGGACCACAAGTTCTGGGTGCGTCACAGCTACCCCGCCAGCTACTGCGTCAAAACCGTTCGCTCCCTGAGCGAGTCAGAATGGGCTCGGCTCACTACGGTCCTCAACTTCCCAGAAGGGCACTACCAAATCGGACAAGTTCGCTTGCATCGGTCTTGGCTTAATCGTCTCACGCTGGGTCTCTTAGGATAACGCTCAATGGCGATGAAATCCATCCAACCTCTGGCCTTCCCGGAAATCCGCTCGTCCAACGCAGCGGGTGCGGGTGCTGACGCTACGCTCCAAATTGATGCGAGCGATGAGGCTGGGGCGGTTATCTGCCAAGCTGAGGTCACGGACTCTATTATCAAGGTTCGTTTTCGATGCCGTACCTTCACCTCAAACTCAACGATTGAAGTGCGTATTGAGACTGTGACTTCGGGTGCCCCGTCTGGAACCCTCCTCGGGACTGATTCCAACGGCACAGTCTCCGTCACCGCCATCGGTGATTACGAGGTCACGCTCACCACGCCAGTCGCCGTCACTCGCGGTGATATCCTTGCCGTCGTGGTAAAGCAGCCCACCGCTGGTTTTGGGAACATCAACCTCACCTGCCTCCAAGCGTTGACTTCGCTTTCGTTCCCCCGAAACATGCAGAGAATCACGGGAGCATGGGTCTTTAATCGGGCTCAGTGTCTCGCGGTAACGATCGAGTATAGTACGGCGGGGATCGTCAACCAAGTCAACCCCGGGCGGTTTTTCGACGATCAGGCATTGACGAGGAATCAAAGCACAAGTCCGAACGAACAGGGTACTAAGTTCATCTTCCCGGGGCGTGTGCGGGTCCGTGGGGCGATCATGCGTACAGGTACTGCCACTGGCAACTTAGTGTTTTCCCTATACAATTCAGCCGACACGGAGATCGCCACGTACACCCTGCTCGCGGCTCTCGTGGACACGGCAAATGGCATCCCAACCACCGTACTTTTCCCAAACAGTGTCACGTTAGAGGCCAACCAAGTTTATCGCCTCACGTACCGCTCGTCCAATAACAGTAACGTGATCGGATTCCAGACTCGCTTTGACACCGCCAATGACCTCCGTGCGTTCGTCGAGACTGGGACTATCATCTCGACTTGGCGGACGGGTGCCGGGGCATGGAGCGATTCTGATCTTGGTCTCGTGTGGATCGGTCTGCTGATCGACGGGATCGAGTTCGCTGATTACCCAGCCGTGGGCAAGGTGCGAGACGGCACGACCTTTGACGCAGCGGCATTGACCGGAAACCTAGTTCTTCCGGCCATTACAGATGTAGCTACTGGGGTGTTGTATGGCACGCTCGGTACTGAGCTAGAAGGCACCCTCGCTGCTGGTGGGGGTGGTGGTGGTCGAATTATTGGCGTCAACGCCTAAGGAGCCTCCGATGAGTCGTAAGTCTGGTGAACCTGTATCTCTCATCCTGCACTCAGCAGACGCCAGTGCAGGCGTCGTGGTGCCCATTTTCAATCAAGGGTCAGTGACCCCGCGTGTCCTCGCCGAGAACGAGTATCTCGTGATCCACGACGTCCTGATCGTCGCTGCCGCTGGCGGTGATGCGTTCGTCCATTTCGGCACCGTGGCTGACACGACCCCGGATGATGCCAAGACGATCGCTCGTGGTACCGTGGCGGCCACAGGTGGCCTCGGTCGTGGCTCGGACTTCACGGCTACTGGCCTGCGTGCCGAGCGTGTGTTTGCGGTGTCCCCAGCCGGGGTCATTGATGTCCACCTGACTGGCTCGATCCACAACACCTCGGATGGCAAACGCCCCGACTGGCGGGAGTCCACAGTCTAATGGCAACGCCCGGCGGACGACACGACGGCATCACCCAGCACCTGCGAAGGCTGGCGAAGCAAGCCCACGACATGACTGTCGATGGGGAGGTTGTCACACGGGAAGAGGCACTGGCCATCCTGTTGTATCAGAAGGCACTGGGTATGGAGGTCGTCACCAAGGACCTAGAGGGACGCGAGACCCGTACCCAGTTCAAGCCAGAGGCGTGGGCCATCCAACTGATCTATGAGCGAATGGAAGGCAAGACTGCCAATGCCGCTGAGCCCGAGACGACCAAGCTCACCGCTGCTGAGCGAATCCGTGGGTTGGCCAAAGAACGCATCAATGCCCTGACGAAATCGACTGTGGGCAAGGGCCCTCCCAAAGTTAAATAATGCCCAACTGCTTTGCCACCAAACCTGAGCTTCCTATACTGACCAGCGAGTCCGTGTGGGAATGCCCTGTTACGGGCCTTACGGTGCCCAAGGAACAGCACGCCAATCTCCAGTGGCGAGCGGACCTGTTGGAAGCTGCGGCAGACGACGAGGGCTTGCAGGTCGATCTGTACACAGCCTGCTCACAGAGCATCCTGTTTTTCGTGAACGCCTTTGCTTTCACGCTGCGTGTCTTTGAGTCGGACCAAGGGGAAAGCACTCAGGCCCGGCACCAACACCTGCCCTACATCACATGGCCAATTCAGGATCGGCACCTCCTCCGACTGGAACACGCCATCGACAGCGGTAAGGATTGCCTCACTGATAAGTCTCGTGACATGGGTGCTACATGGGACCACATCGTCACGTTGGTCCACAAGTTCATCTTTGAAGAGCAGCGGTCGTTTTTGATCCTCTCGAACAAAGAGGACAACGTCGATCAGCTTTCTGAACGCGGCAAGCCAGCGGACCCATCAACGCTCATGGGCAAGATTGACTACATCCTTGCCTTCCTACCTGAGTGGATGAAACCCAACACTGCCCGCAAGAAAATGCACATTGTTAATTCAGACAACGGCAGTCGAATTGACGGTGAATCCGCGAACGCCAATGCAGGTACATCAGGTCGCCGAACTGCGATCCTCTTGGATGAAATGGCGAAGATGGAACACGGTGAGTCCATCAAGCGATCTACCCGCGACGTATCGGTATGTCGTCTGCCCTGTTCGACCCCTAACGGAGCAGGCACTGCCTATTCCAAATGGCGGATGAGCGGGCAGATTCCTGTGTTCGTTTTGCCGTGGTGGGAACACCCGGAAAAGGGCCGGGCTGCGTATGTCGAACAAGATGAGTTAGGTCGATGGAGAATCCGATCCCCGTGGTACGACCATGAAGCCGCGATCCGCTCGCCGAAAGAAATGGCGATCGAAGTGGACATGGACCACATCGGGTCCGGTGACAAGTTCTTCGAGGAACACTTCATCGAGACACATCGCCAGCAGTTTGCGACACCACCCAAGCGGACGTTTGGACTCTCATTTCGCAAAGAGGTGCCAGACAGTGACATCCCTGCGATGCTCGCTCGCCGAGACCGCCGCAAGGTGTGCATGTACCCCACAGGGCCGTGGAAGTTGTGGGGCAAATTGGACAAGGGTCGCCCGGATCAGTCGAAGAGTTACACCATCGGTGTGGACATCGGCAAGGGTCAAGGGGCCAGCAACTCAGCCATCCACATCGGATGCAATGAGACGAAGGAAAAGATCGCGGCTTTTGCGTGTGCTAACACGCCGCCGTATGAGCTTGCGAAACTCGCCTGCCTCGCCTGCTTGTGGTGCGGAGGCCGCGTCCGCCCTCTCCTGATCTGGGAGAACAACGGTGATCCGGGCTTCGATTTTGGCCGCAGTGTGGTGCGGGTTTACAAGTACCCGCGTGTCTATTACGACCGGGCCGCTGGCACCTCGGGTGAACGTGCGGGCAAACGCTTTGGCTGGCGGTCCAATCGTGAGAAGAAAGCTGCTGGGCTGGGCCAGCTTCGTCGGGCGTATGCTCATGGTGGCTTCATCAATCATTGCGAGGATTCGCTCAATGAGGCCCTCAGTTATGTGAGCTACGACTCAGGCGGCATCGGCCCCGCCGAACTGGTTGAAGAGTCTGATTCCGCCCGTCAGTGTCATGGTGATCGAGTGATCGCGGACATGCTCCTCGTGATTGGCATGAGTCTCACACCAGCAGGGAAGGCCAAGAAAGCGGGCCCGCCTGAGGCGTCGGCGAAGTGGCGGATGCAGCAGTGGCGAGCCAAGAAAAACAGCAAACTAAAGACTCGATCGTTCGATTACTCTGGAGAATAACCCATGTCCGTGAGCCCCACCCAACTTCAAAACGCAGCCTTTCGAGGCGTCGATCGTCTCCGAAACTTTCGCTCGGCTCGGCTTATGTTCATCCGCAACTATACCGGTCCGAACTACGATCGGGAGAAGGGCACGCTCGGCCAAGAGTCACTCAACCTGATCTTCAACGCGGTACGCACGCTGGTACCCAACATCGTGATGACCCACCCGAAGCACACAGTGCGATCGCGGTTCCTCGCCTCGCGGGAGTACGCTGATCTGCTGGGTCTGGCCCTGTCCGACCATGATCGGAAGATTGATATCTCGTCGATCTACCGTCGCGTCATGGTCGATGCCATCTTCATGCTGGGCATCCTCAAGACTGGGCTCGCGGAATCTGATAGTGTGATGGCCATTGACGAAACCAATCGTGTCGATACCGGGACGATCTACACAGAATGCACAGACTTTGATAACCTCGTGGTGGACCCAGAGTGTACAGAGCATCTGTTCCGGGATGCCCGATTCATTGGGGATAAAGTGTGTGTCCCGCGTGAACGCCTGCTCCAGTCTGGGCTCTACAAGAACGAGTTCATCGAACGCCTGCCGTCGGTGGATTACAATGGTGGCGACCCTTCTGTCTCCAACATCTCCCGCTCTGGCCGCATGAGTGATGACTATCTCGAAGAGGAAGTCGAGATCGTGGAATTGTGGGTCCCGCAGGCTAAGGCGTTGGTGACGATCCCCGGCAATAAAAACACTCGGTTTGATGACTACATTCGAGTCGATGATTACTACGGCCCCGATGAGGGCCCATACACGTTCCTCGCTCTGACCCCGCCGGTGCCGGGCAACCCTCTTCCCGTGAGCATGGTCGGTGTGTGGAACGATCTACACATTCAGGCGAATCGCATGGCCTATAAGATCATGGATCAGGCTGA